ACGCCCGGCAATGATGTGGCGGAGCAGCTTGACCTGTTGTCACGCTCGCTTGCGACAATGCTGGCGCATAACGGCCGATTTGAACAAATCCTTGAGCGCCGGTTGAAGCGTATGGAAAACCGTCTGGAAAAATCGCTGACCGACCTTCTGGAGCGCAGTCTTGCATCACTTTTCGGCGGGACCGAGGCCGGTGCCGCCATCGGCGGATCACTTGCAGGTGAATTGGTTCAGGCGGTGATCCCGGGATTTGCCAAAGGCGGTATCGTTGACGGGCCGCGGCTTGTTGCGCTTGCCGGTGAGGCTGGCCCGGAGGCGGTATTGCCCTTGACCCGGACAAGTGACGGACAACTTGGTGTCCGTGTGGAATGGCCACAGACACAACAGATGACGAGGGTTGATGTTCAGTTAAAGGAAAATGCCGCAGGCATTGCACCGGCGGATGTGTTTGATGATACGGAACAGCAACTTTTGACAGCGAGGCTGGCCGGTGCGCTTGATGAAGCGCTTGAGCAGGCCATCGCCACACGTCTGCAGGAACAGCTTCGGGACGGCGGTCTGTTGGCACGATACGGATCAATGTCATGAGCTTGCAGTTTCCAGATATTGATCCAAGCCAGAGTACGGCCAAACGCGTTCGCGCCGATATTATCGAGACACGGTTCGGCAATGGGCGCAGTCAGAGGCTGGCGCGGTACGGTGGTGGCTATCTTGAGGTTGAATGGGATCTGCTTTTTGCGCATCGTCCGATCGCTGACATCGCACAAATTGATGAATTTCTGGCGGCCCGGGGTGGTGTTGAGGCCTTTGTCTGGGCGCCGCCCGCAAGCGTCAGTGGAATGTTCGTCTGTACCAGCTGGCTTGTCACCCCGACCAACGCTTCACTCGCCTCACTGCGGGCACGCTTTGTCGGCAAATCAGCAGGCAATTCATCATGAGTATTGAAAAAATCCCGCGTAAAGATGTCGGCGCGCCACGACTCGCCGGTCTTGTTGCGCTGTTCAGTATACATCTGCCGGACAAGACAATCTTGCGCTTTACCACAGCCGAGGTGGCGGCGGGCCATGTCGTCTTTGATGGCGCGCGTTATCTCTGTTTTCCGCTTGCGGCAAAGGGATTTCGCTGGACCGCAGATGGCCCGCCAGCGCGCCCGACCCTGGAGGTATCCAACATTCTTGGCCTGTTTGATCAGGCCATCCAGACAGACGAGATGCGCGGGTGTGAGGTTAGGCGTGTCCTGACGTTGGCGAGTGAGTTGGCACCGCCGGATGGCGAGGATGGCAGGGGATGCTTTCCGCCCGAAAGCTGGGTGATTGAACGGCTGGCACGACTTGATGACCGGGTGTTGCGAATTGAGCTTGCCGCCGCCGCAAGTCTTGAAAACAGGCGATTTCCAGACCGGGTGATGTTGCGCAATCTTTGCCAGCACCGTTATCGGCGCTGGGACGCCGGGCGCCAGCGTTTTGACTATGACGGCGTGACCTGCCCGTATGTCGGCAAATCCTATTTTTCACAAGCTGGCACGCCCGTTGCCAATCCGGATGATGATCACTGCTCCCTGACGTTGCAGACCGGGTGCAAGAAGCGGTTCAAAGGGCCCTTGCCCTTCATGGGCTTTCCCGGGGTAACGCGATGACTTCACGATGGCTTGCACCGTTTGGCAATCGGGTGAATACCGCAATCATGAAACATGCCGCCAGCCACCCTGACGAGGAAATTTGCGGCATTGTGTTGGCGGGTTCAGATGGGTGGCACTACCGCAAGCTTGCGAACAAAGCGGCGGCGCGGCAGGACTCGTTTTTTATCGACAGGGCGCAGTTGTCAGCCAATCGCTCACCGGCAGCCATTGTCCACTCGCATCCAAACGGCCCGGCATTTCCCTCTTTCGCTGATATGCGCCAGCAGGCCGCCAGCGCTGTGCCGTGGGGCATAGTTGTGCCGCCACCACACCCCGACAGGGGGGTGTTTTGGTTTGGTGGGGGTATCGCCTATCCGCTGATGCGCCGGCCATATCGTCATGGTGTCACAGATTGCTATGCGCTTGTCAGGGACTGGTATGCGGCAAAGGCCGGTTTGTCTCTGATTGACCGGCCGCGGCATTGGAACTGGTGGCAACAAGGCGATGATTTTTATGCTAAATATTTCGAAGAAGCCGGGTTTTACAGGCTTGATGATGATTCCCGCTTGCAATGCGGTGATATTGCGCTTGCAGCGTTACTTAGTCCGGTTTTGAACCACGCGATGATCCTGCTTGATGACGGATTGATCCTGCATCATCCGGCAGGGCGGCATGGCTTTGACGCGATGCGCCTGCCACGGGCCGAACCGGTTGAGCGCTGGCGGCGCTATCTTCAATTCTGGGTGCGCCACGAATTCTGGCAGAAGGGGTAGGGGCGTCATGACCGCAACAACAGGAACAAGGCGGCGTAAACGCATTTTTCTGCATGGTGATCTGGCTCGGTTTGGCGGGCCATTTGATTGCGAGGCAAGCAATGCTGCCGAGGCCATAAGCGCGCTGGCCAACCAGATTGACGGGTTTGCCGCCGCCTTGCGCCATGGCGATTATCAATTATGGGCAGGTGGCCGGACAACAGGGCGGCCAATCACCGGACCCGGATTGCATATGCGTCTGCGGCACTATCATCTTCACATAGCGCCCGCGATCGCCGGTCAGGGCAAGGGCGAGGGCAAAATGCTTCTTGGTCTGACACTTCTTGGTTTGTCATTCGTGCCCGGCGTTCAGGCCGGTATTACCAGTGGGTTTGCAAGTCTTGGTGAGGCAGTTGGCGGCGCAACCGGCGGTGAACTGGCCGGCATCTTTGGCAGTCGCTTGCTTGGCGGCGCAGGGAGCTGGCTGTTGCTGAACGGCGCCAGCGATGCACTGTCACCGCAAATTCACAAGCCCGCAGGGCAGGCAAACTCAACGAGTATCGGTGTAGGCCAGCCCGTCGGCGAGGGTGCCGCCATCCCACTGGTCTATGGACAAATGCGCGTTCAGGACGCGCCGATTATCGCATCTGGCATTGATGTGGAGGTAACGAATCTGTGACCGCTGATGTATCCAGATATCCACCTGCTGACGGCATTTCGGGCCAAGGCGGTAAGGGTGGCGGTGGACGCCATCTGCCACGCGTTTTCGAGTTTGGTGACAGCGTCTCGTCAAGCGGTACCGCACAGGTGCTGTTATTGCTATCGGCGGGTCCTGTTGCCGGACTGGCAAATGGCGAGGCATCGGTGTTCTTTGATGACGTGCCATTGCGTGATGCGGATGGAGAGCCAAGTGTCGAGGGCGTCAAACTGGACGTCACCACAGGTGGTACGGACGAGGATCCGCCCGGTCTTCCCGGGTTCAATGCCAATGCCCGCACCATCAGCCTTCGCCGCCCGCTGCGGGCCAATCATCCTCATGTGTTGAGCGACGCCGATGCCGACGCGGCGCGGCTTACGCTGCGCTTTCCCCGGGGATTGCTGTTGCGTGATCAGGCCGTGCTTTCCGGAACAGCGGTTCGCTTTACCATCGACATATGGCAGGCCGGCACATGGCATGAGGTGCTCGACAAGACCATCGACCAGAAAGTCACCGGTCTTTTTGAATTGCAGTATGAGGTGCATTTGCCGCGGCAAGGCAGGGTCAAGAAATTGCGCGTGACCCGCAAGACCAAGGACAGTATCGCCGCCAATCTGGTGAATGAAGTTGAACTTGCGGCGGTGACATGGCTTCGTTGGGACGTGCTTGGCTATGACGGCATGGCGACGGCGGCCATAACGCTTGATGCGCGTGCATTTGGCGGGCGCCCACCTCGGATTGGCTTTGATCTGAAAGGCCGGATTTTACGGGTGCCGTCCAATTATGATCCGGTGCAGCGGCGTTATGACGGCATGTGGGATGGCCGTTTTGTGAACCACTGGTCGGACAATCCGGCTTGGGTGATCTATGACATTCTGGTTGACCCGCAATGGGGGCTTGGTCTTCCGGCGGACAGCATTGACCGTTATGACCTGTATGCGGTGGCGCGCTATTGCGACGAAATGGTAACGCCGCCAGACGGCTCACCAGAGCCGCGTTTCACCTGTAATATGATATTGCGCCAGCGCCAGCGAGCAAGCCAGCTACTGGCCGAGATTTGCGCTGGCATTCATGTGCTTTTCTTCTGGTCGGGTGGCCGTCTTCGCTTTCGCGCTGACAAACCGGAAGATGCGTTGACCATCGTGACCAACGCGAATGTGATTGATGGCGAGTTTGTCTATCAGGGACCGGGGCGCACGGCTGAATTCAGCCACGCCATGGTGACCTTTCGTGACCAGATGCTTGGCGGCCAGACTGGCATTGAAACCGCTGTTGACGATGATGCCATGCAGCGGTTTGGCTTTCGCCCGCGTGAGGTGCTGCTTGTGGGCTGTTCACGCCGCTCCGAGGCCCAAAGACACGCAAGATGGCTTGTGGAAACCGCACGAAGCCAACGCCGCGCGGTAAGCTATCGGGCAAGTCTGGACCATTTCGCCGATCAGCCTGTGCGTCCGGGTGATCTGGTTATGATTGCTGATGAAAAGCGTCTTGTTAACGCAACAGACAAGCGGGCCGCCACCAGCGTCATCACGGCAATGGAAAAGGATGATTTTGGAAATCTGATCCGCTTTCACGGTGACTTGCCGGACGCATTGATGCGGGCATCAACTACCGATTTGCGGCTTCGTTATGAAGATGAAGACGGATCAATCGCACTCTCGCGGGTCACGCCTGAGGAAACGACAGAGACCGAGACAGAATCTGGCTGGCGCTTGCGGCTGGAGATGTCCGCACCAGCACCACGCAAATACTCGCCGATGGTCCTCTGTCCTGTTGATGCCGCGCAACCTGAATTATACCGGGTGATCTCGGTGCGCGAGGTTGGCGATGCGGTTGTGGAAATTGGTGCGGTGCATCACGACCCGGAAAAATTTGCGAGAATTGACAGCGGGCAGTCATTGCCTGATCCGGCTGTCTCTGCTTTGCCTGACATTGCGGCACCATTGGCAACGATGGCGGGGCTGACGGTGGTGGAGGCTGAGCGGCGCAGCTATGGTGGGTTGCGCCATGAAACGCACCTTTCCTGGCAAGATAGTGCCGAGGTCCGGGGCAATGGGCCGGATCGCCGCGTTGCTGGTTGGCAGATCACCGCCACCGGACCCGATGCCAGCCGTCTTGTCATTTCCAGCCCGGTGCGACAGGCGATATTGACCGATCTTGCCCCGGGGGATTGGGAGTTCGCAATCCGGCCTGTGTCCTGGACCGGCACGATGGGGCCGCAGCGCGCCGATACACATCGCATCCATGGGCGACCAGCAACCCCTGACAGGCCGCCGATACCAGATGCCCGGTCCGTGCCATTGGGTGTTGATCTTGGATGGGCGTCCCTCGATGCGGATCACATCCGTCACTATGAAATATGGCAAGGCGCCAACCGGCATGATGCGAATTTTTCAAAGATTGGTGTGACGACAGCAAACCAGTTCATTATCAATGGCCTGACAGCAGGACAATTTTATCGCTTCAAGATCAGGGCACGGCACATCAATGGCGGAATGTCCGGCTTTTCAGACATTGTGCGGGGGCGCGCTGGCACGGCGCTTGTCGGACCACCGGGCCCGGAAGGCCCGCAAGGCATGGCAGGAGAGCGGGGCCGCGACGGCATCAACGGACGTGATGGTCATAATGGAATTGATGGGCAGGATGGTCGTGATGGCAATGACGGACAGGACGGACAGGACGGACAGAACGGGCGTGATGGCAATGACGGGCGTGATGGCCGTGATGGCACACAGATTCTGACGATCCGGTTTGATGGCAATCAATGGTCGGACGATCAGGCCAATGCGGCGCTGGCGGCGCGGCGTGACGGGCGCACTGGCCGCCTCGCCGGTGATAGCGTGACCTTGCTCAACACCGCGG